GCGGTCGCAGACGGCCCTTGGCCAAACCGCAACGAGGTCGTCTCCGCATACGGCGAACGATGCGCGCTGTGCGCCTGCGCTGACCGCCGCGAACCTGTTGAGCAGCGAGAGGGTGGCCCATCCTGGGCCGAGACCCATGAGCGCCCCGCAGGTGACCGGTGCGGTGGCCACGACACTTGTCTGCGTCCCGTCTGCCCCGTCGGGGCCGTCCGTGAGATACCGGACGCGTACCGACGAGGTGATGTGGCGCGACACCTGTTGCAGCCACCGGGGGGCCCCGATGGCGTGCAGTGCGGCCTCGAGCCCGTCCTCGGCCAATTGGTTTCCAATGTGGTCGGTGGCGGCTGAGAGGTCCGCGCTGTACGCGATGACATCGGTGTCCCCGCGCCAGTGCAGGTCGACCGGCGCTGCTGCGAGCATCGCTGCGCACTGCGGCACGGTGCGGAGGGCGCCCAGGAGGCATGCGGTAGCACCTCGCGCGGCTCGGACCAGGTCCGGGTCGTGCTTCGTGATGCCACGTAGCTTGCCGACTGGGTCGCTGACGGCGGTAATGTCGCAGAGGGTGAACTGCTTCTCTGCAAGTCGCTCGCACGAGTCCCGCAAGGCCGCGAGTGTGCTGAATGACGCCCGGAACCAAGATTCCGGGTCGACGCATACTCGCGCGCCCCCAAGGGCTCGGCGTGCGGCCTGCCAGGCTGCGTTCGTCGCTGCGACACGAGCGACGCTCGCCGCGGCCTCGTCGTCGGACGGCTCGGTTCCAGGGAGCGGATCTGGTCCATTGTATGATGGACGCAGGCCCAACCTCGGGAATCCGAACCCGAAGACGGCGCGGGCCATGGCGGCGTCGTCCGATACTGCTCGCCGGTACGCCTTCTTCGCCACGAGCACCGCGGCAATTCGCCGGGCGTCTTGCGTCGCCGTTGGTCGCGCGACGCGGATCGCTCTCGCCTCGCCCTCCCAGCCCAGGAGATTTTTCTTCTGGTCCCGGAGGGTGTCGTAGACGATCTGCAGCGTGGCGCACTGGCCTCGAAATAGCCGCACCTCGAATGATCTGCCGTACACGCGTACGGTAGTGATAGGTGTGGACACAGAGTGCCAGAGCGTCCGCAGTCGCGCCGCCAGCGCATTGCGGGGCAT